ACTGAAAATCAGACACTTAGCCAAATTTATTTAGTTATGTTTTGTTAATCAACTTGCTCATTTTCAAACGATTACGTAATTATTAACAGAGTATTGATTATAGTTATTCAGCTTAAAGTTGGCAGAACGCTCCAAATAGGAAGTTCTTACTCCTTCGTAATAACTCTCCAAATTCTCAATACCCTTATCGGAGTTTGTCTTACCCTTCATAGAGTAATATACCTTGCATTCGCTTACTGGTTGCAAGGTTACTCCTGCACCCTTGATTACTACATCGTGGGTTGCACTTACATCACCAATGGATATTACTATGCTAATCTTTGGCGCATAGTCATTTAAATCCAATGGCACAGTAGCTTTTAAAGGTGTCTCTCCTGATGTATGATTATCATCTATGGTGCATAACTGGTCTGTCAGAACAACCTCCTCTGTATTGCTATTATACAACACCTTAATTTCTATTGTAACCTGTGAACCAATCTCATTGTCTGGAAGGTAGAAATAATAGGGTACTTGGATAGTAGAATACTGAGTAGCAGATACAGGAGCATCTTTTCCTATGGCAATAGCAGAGATATTACCCTTCTTGATATAGGAAGTGCGTATCTTTTCTGTTGTAATACCATACTCTGAATTGACTGCCCATACTTCTATCTCATGCTTACCAGCTATATAAGTGCCTTTTGAGTCGATGATAAACTCGCCTGATGAGTTGTTGATTGTCTTTGTCATGGTTTCACTACCATTACCATTGCTTACCTTACAATAGACAGTGGCATTCGCACCTTGGCAATTCACACGCAAAGCCCACTTCCCATCCCTTACGGAAGTCTCTACATAACTGGCATCAAATGAGAGGTTAATTGATACCGTTCTGATACTGAAAGAGAAAGTTCTGCTTTGACCATGTGTATTAGACACAGTAATCTTTACAGTATTCGTTTCTGACACAAGATAGTTGGTCAGGTCAACATCATAATTGTTACCAGTTGCCGTACCAGAAGATTCAAGTGTCTGTTTCAATTCTGGAATATCAACACCATTTACTGATACCACAAGAGTTCCACTTACCTCATCCTTTTCGCTTGGTTCTCCGTAGTAGCTATTGTAATTGATGGTCACAATACACTCTGTCCCCTTTACGATAATATCATTAGGTCTCTTTGTTATAGAAGTTCTCAGAATATACTGGAGTTCAGCCTTTGCCGTAACGAAATCGTACGACTGTTTGACATTACCAGCATAGGTCTCCTTGTCATTATACCACTGACGATAACTGTCCTCATCTGAGAAGAACCTCCAATAGATGTGCGAGTTGTTTCCCTCCGGCACTACCTCTTGGTCAATATAACCGAACTTTCCATCTTTTAAGGAAATCAAGTTGTCCTTGATGAGCTTCTGTACCCATTTACCCAAGTAACCTCCCCAATCGGTCTTGAGGTCAGTTATTTCCTTATCTATCTTTTCTGTGGCCATATCTTAATTAATTTTTCCAAGTTTCATCATTAATCCAAGGTTTCTCATTTACCCACCATCCACTGCCAAAGCAACTTCTGATAGCTTGCCAAATAAGAACACTTCCCTTATACACTGCCGAAATCACATTACTTCCTAACCTGATAGCAGAGATTTCTTTGTTTCCTAACTTGATCATAGGCTATTCCTCCGTAAGCATATAGTAGGTGTCTGGGGCTTTCGTTTCCAAAGCTTCGTATGCTGTCTCTGTCATACAAACCATTTTAGGCATATTGGTGGTGATTTTATTCACATTACCTTCCAGCGTACCAATACGTTCTACCGCACTGTCTAAGTTCTTCTTATTGGTAGCAGATGCCTTGCCAGCTGCCTCTGCCTTGACCAACGCATTGCTTGCATCAGTAGAAGCGGTGTTAGCTTTCTCCTTGATTTCGTTGATAGTGGATGATAAGTTGCGGAGTTTGTCACTAACAGCCTTCTGGCTCATCACCTTATCCTCAACTTCTCCTAATTCCTGGACAACACTCTCCTTGTCGAACTTCTTAGCCAATGCATCATTCAAGGTCTTCTGGCTTACAACCTTATTGGTGCTCACGCCCAACTCCTGAGCCACTTCCAGCAAGGTTGTGTTTACCCAGCTGCTGCCATTCTCAGAATAGAGTACATTGATGCCCTGAGGAACTACGAGATTATCAAAGTTTTTATACGTACCAGCTACGGTCGCAAAATAATACATTTTGGCATCGATAGCCTTAGCTGGCACAGTGTCAAGATTAGCCACGCCCATATACGTAGCACATCTTACGAGCTTAAACTTTTCTATGATATTTGTTATCAACTCGTCCCAATAGCTATCCCTCTTGGCATTTACACACCAAGTTCCTCTGTCTTGATTCCAGTAATGAGCCCAACCATCTATCACCACAAAGTCACCGGCCACACCACCAGTAGGGAACTTTCGGTTCACCTCATAGATGCTGCCATATTCTCCCTTGTAATGAGGATCTTCTTTATTAATATCGTTAGCCATAAAATATTATATTTGAGAAAGTTGGTTATACTTTTCTGCCAAATCGCTTTCCTTCTTACTTACCAGGAAGATGCTGATGGCACGATAGATAAGATATTTCTTGCATTCATCTGTAAGGGAAAGGATAATCTTCTGGTCGGTCACTTCGTTTTCATGCCCAGTATCAGTAGAATACACATTCTCTAACTTTTGATAAGGGATATACGTGAACAGTTCAACCTCATGATCATATACAGTTCCAACAGGTGCATGGTTGGCATCATACCTTCCGGCAGTCCAGTACATCAGTACTCGCTTTCCTGTAATTGGCGATGTGGTAATCATGCCCTTTGGTTTCTGTGGAGTTCCTCTGGTCCACCGGGAGGCTTGCATCTGAGCCTCCTTGCTGCCTGGTTCCATCAGCATCGTCAGCGTGCTTTGCCAACTTTTTAGTTTCAGTTCTACCAGTCTCAGCCAATCGTCAGGAATTGTCAGGCATCCATGACCATCTGTAAACTGTGTTTGGATGGCATCATAATCTTGATTGCCACTTTCATTCAGCGAAACTTCCACCCTTTTGGGGAGAATCATTTGCGCTGGTGCTTGCAGCAGAATCTGTTGTGAAGCCGTTTCAATGGCTTGCTTCATTTCCGTGTCCGAATCATCCGTAATGATGTCATTCACCTCATCATGGATCACTTCGTCCATAGCTATGCGCATTTCCTTCACAAGGTCACTAATAAGAACTTCCATAAGCAAGAAACCTATTAACTAAAAATTATAAACTAAAACTCAATCACCACACCCAACTCTTTAGCCTTCTCCTTCACACTCTCAGGTGATTTCAGTTTTCTTGCATCCACCTTATAGGTCTTCTGGAGATAGTTCTTGGCCTTGGTGATATTCTCGAAATGAAGGGCATTCTCGTCCTTCACTTGCTCTTCATTTTGTTGTTGAACCTGCTCCTCTTCCGGCTGGCTCTCATCAATGATACGGCCTGACTTCGTTAGAGGATGTTTCCTGATGCATTCTGCCACCTGCTTGTTATCCGTAATGTACGAATAGGCATCGTTGCCACACCGCTCAAACTCAATGTTCTTGATCAGTCCGCTCGGCAGAGTCACAACAAAGATGAGCATACTCTTAGCTACAAATCTATACATATCTATTTGTGTTTATGGTGAAGGGATAGCGAGGCTGCATTAGCCTCAACTATCCCCTAGATTGATATATGTAGAAAACTATCAGTTTCCTATACGATGATTACGCTGCCTCCAGAATCTGCTCATCTGTCACGCCATCACCAGTGAAGACTGGTCTCGCAACACGAGCATGAGCATCAGGGAAGGTCAGTACCCAGCAGCTATACTCCTCCATAACAACACCTGCAGTGTTACGAATCAAGAGATCCTTTGCGTTAAACTCATTTCTACTCCACACACCGAATACGTATTTGTCAAGATAACGAGCATCCAGCAAGAACGCTCTACCATCCATACCCCAGGAGTTAAAAGCATCGTGACGATAAATCAGAATCTTTGTACCCATACTCTCAAACTTCTCGAAATCTAGTTTCCAACCCTGATAGTCCTTTTCTGTCTGGGTAATGATACGCTTGTTTGATCGAAGGTTAGCAAATGCCTGATAAATCAAGTTGTCAACAAATAGGAGTTTGGTACGGCTGGAGTTACCTGCACCCTTCAATACTGCTGCAATAAATGCAGAAAGTTCCTTCTCGCTGATCACATACTCATATACTGTTTTTTGCTGCTCTACAGTTTCGCCATCGGTACCACCTGGCTTAGGTACTTTCACCTTTGCCTTTACAATTTCACCATTCTCATCTTTCTTGATAGCCCAATGGCCAATCTGCAAGTCCTTGCCTGCTTCCCAGTAAATACCGCCCATGGTATAGGTCAATCCAACTTTCTCGCCACCATTCGACATGCTCTTTACACCGAACAGACCACTTCGCTCCTGGCCATAACGCATATCGTCCATAGCCATTTTTTCCTGTCGTGTGAAGTCCCATTTTACCTGAGTCTTACTCATGCGGTTGATAAGAGACTCCTCAACCTGCATGATAAATCGCTGGCAATACTGGAAGCTCTTATCTGGCATAGAGTAATAACTACCAGTTTCAACCTCTTTCTCGCCTGCGGCTCTTCCGAGGCGCATCAGCGTTGTACCTACCGGAATATTGTCTTCAAAGTCACGGTTGCCGCGCGAAGGGTTTTTCTTTCCATTCAGAGCGTAGGCAATAGGGTTATTGTCATTATCATGGCTGATTACACGGAACTGAAGTGGAATCAAAGTACTCTTATTCGTACCTGTCTCATCATAGCCATAGATGCCATCTACCATAATAACATCACCATTATCGAAAGCTGCCGGATTTTCTACCACGAAGGTTACAGAGTTACCATTGGTCTGCTTATTAACCTGAGTAGTAAGTTTTGACATGATAGGCTTCTGACCGATAGAATAGTATTCTACTCGAACAGAGTCGATAGGAGTCATTTTTTTGGATGCACGTAAAATCTGATCAATAGGACAGCTCTCCAACTTCATCTCTACGACTGTTGGGTTAACATGAGCAACATAGTAGTCCCAGTTGCCCATAGCTTCCTGTTGCTCCTGACTACCACCCTGCCACTGAGGACCAGAGCCACCTACACCGGGACCATCCAAAGGACCTGTCGCGCCACCACCACCTTCACCAGATGGAATAGCAGGAGGATTTTCAGCCATTGCATAAGAACTTCCACCACTAAGAATCATGACGAGCATCGCCATCATGAAACCAAACCATTTCTTAAACTGTTTCATAATCTATACATTTAAAATTATTAATTATAAATTTCTAATTCTACATTCCAATCATCTTGCTGTACACCTGTTCTGTACGGCTCTTTTCCTTTGGAAGTGAAGGTGCGCCACCGCCTCCATCGATGTTGATGTTCTTCTTGCCGCCCTGCTTGCCATCATGCAGTTGTTTCTGCTGGTCAATCTTCTCGTTCTTACCACGCTTGTAGCCTCGCTCCTCGGCATCAGCCACAGCTTTGTCGAAGTCCTTTATCTGGAAGAGGCGCAAGAAGTCTTCCTTCTTCAAGCCATAACGAGCTGCACGCCATACGAAACCATCATCATCGTGATCCTCGCCATCATCGCTACGCTTGTAAAGCCATTCTATCAAATCGGTAATCGCCTCAGGCTTCAATTTCGCTTCTTTAATAGCAGCGTCAAGTTCGGCATCTTCCAGCTCCATATTGGCAGCAAGTTGCTCATTGTCCTTTGCTAGTTTCTCGCTGGCTTCAAGTTTCTCTTTCTCACTAGCCTTCAAACGAGCCTTAGCCTTCTCGTCACCATTGATGGCATCAACATAGTCCTGACCCAACTCATCAATCATGAAATCGATAAAATTGAAGTCGCTGCCATCGGCATTTTTCTTGGTCACAAGACCTGTCACCAGACTTGGAGCATGAGGGTTGTCCTGCAACATTTTGTTGAAGTCATCCATTTTCTGCTTATTCTGGTCATACTGGTCGTAATCGGTCGAAAGTTGACCATAAACAGCCTCATCATCGTCCATATTCAAGTCCGGATAACGCTGAGCAAGACGCTCTCTGAAAGAATCTCGCTTTGACTTAACTTTCTGATTATCAATAGTTTCTTTTGCCATAAATATTCATTTTTAATATTTGTGTGCTAAATTAAGGAAAATTTCGCATTACTTTGTGATAAGTTCTGCATCTTGACGAATTAATTTTGCTGGTATGAAACATCTAAATTCCATATCCGAAATTTACCTTAAAAGAGACCAAGAAATGTATCTGCTCTTTCGTAAGGCCAAGAGGATGGTAGAATATCCTACCACCATGGCTAAGATATGCGATTACATCGCCAAAATGCCTGCATCTTGCTATTATCTTGCCGATAGCACAGCCTATCGGTATGTATGTAAACGCATCAAGGGGGATAAGCCTAAATTCGGCAAATACCAAGCCATGAAAGAAAAACTCTTTGAAGATTTCTATCAGGATTTCTTGCGTCTCCGGCAAATGGATCAATACAAGGAATACAATACAAAAAATCTTGTGTATGAATGCCTGAATCTTCCTGCGCCCAATTTGGGTATGGCTCCACGCTACATACAGATGAAAATAAACCATTATTTCCGCAATAAGAAAACATCATTCATAACTCGATAAATCACTTCCATTATGCGTACATTATATATTACACTTCTCATCATCCTCATGATGGCTTTCATCATTCCGCTTCATGCCTCGCTGGCTGTGTCTCCATCATCGCCATTATACACCCATTTCGCCTATATGTTCGGTCATGCCAACTTTATACACTGGGGTATCAACGGTTGGTGCATACTGATGGTTCATCATCAGTTTCGCTTCCATCGCTTACTGGCTGCATGGCTCAGCTCCGTGTTGATGTCGTTCATATACTATCCGGCATTACCTGTATTGGGTGCATCCGTATTGATTTCTTTCTTCATGGGATTCTCTGCGCAATGGTATTATCGGTATCACCGCATCTACTTCTGGCAGATGGTGCTCGGTATGGCTATAGGTTTCCTTCTCCCTTACATAGCTGGTATCTTCCACATAGTCCTATTCTGTTTAGGTTTCATTTATGCTAAGGCAGAGAGATTTATCCGGCATACCAACACACTTAACATTTAACATTCTACACTTAACATTATTATATATAACGAATGCCAGTAGCAAAATCCTCCTTAAAGGTTCGACCTCAGCAGCAGATTTCTGATAAGAAGCTCAAAGAGATTCTTGAAGAAGATAAGAGAAGACTCAAAAGTCTCCTCGCTAGTTATCGTCCCATTACTGGAGAGAATGCCCCTGGACTTCGATTCGAATGCGTCATCACTGATTTTCTGAATGGAAAGAAACTCTGGCTACCGGTGGAAATGTTGAAGGAAAAGAAGTTCTGCGCCATCATCAAATGTGGTTCTATAGAGGCCTTTTGCGATAAGTACATGCCAGACTTCGACCAAGAGAAGGCTCGCGATGCAGTTTTCCGGTATCTCATCCGCCTGCGCTGTAAGCACGATTTCTATTTCTTCGCCTACGCCTACGCCCGAATCAAGAATAAGGATGGTGGCGATGATATACCATTTCTTCTCAACCATGCACAGATAGGTCTCACCAAGGATTTCGAACGGCAACGCCTTCATGGTGAGCTGCACAGTATCTTGATTATCCTCTTGAAGTGTCGCCAATGGGGTGGTTCTACTGATACAGAGGTTTACATGTTCTGGATTCAGATGTTCTGGAAGACCAACTGGAATAGCAACATCATCGGTCACCAGTCTTCATCTGCTACCCAGGTGTTCGATATGTACGAGAAATTGGCGAATGCCATCCCTACATGGCTCTACTATGAGATTGGAGAGACATTCAAGGAAGACTCTCGCAAACTCCGCACATCAAGCACTCAGAACAATATCAAGTACCTCATCCCTCGTTCCTGCAAGATTCAGACAGGTTCGGCTCGTAACCCTGAGTCCTGCCGTTCTGCCGATGCAGCTATGGCTCACATCACCGAGGAAGCCTTTTTCCCTAACACTACAGAGTGGACTCCACAGAAGGTTGTCAATGCCGCAATCTCGCCTATCAATGTTACGAGACCTTACACCTTCATCGTGCGAGAGTCAACCCCTAACGGTCGTGAGAATGAGTTTCATGATGAATGGGTGCGTGCCAACTCTTTCGACAAGGACGGCAATCGCCTTTCCATCTATACCCCTTACTTCGTTCCATGGTTCGACATCGAGAAGTATATCCTTCCTTTCAAGTCTGAGCAAGAAAAGATTGATTTCGTTCTTTGGCTCTACAAGAATCGTGAGGATGAGCAATATCATGGCTCTTACTTCTGGTGGCTTTGGGAAATCAAGGGTGCAACCCTCGAAGGCATCCATTGGTATGTGAATGAGTGCAAGAAGTATAGCGACTTGGATAGTATGCGCCAAGAGTACCCTTCCGATGATGTGGAAGCCTTCCTGTTCTCTGGCACTACCGTCTTCGACCCTTACAAGTTGAAGGAGATGGAAGAGGACTGCAAGGGCATCGAGCCTATCATGGTGGGCGACATCGAGGGCGATTCCTACGATGCTGCCGACCCTGCTTGCATGAACAACATCCGTTTCGTGGAACGTGCTGGTGGACCTCTCAAAGTTTGGGCTGGACCCGATAACTCCGAGATTGTCAAGCACCGTTACGTTGTAGCCTGCGATATTGGTGGCTCTCACAAGACCTCCGACTTCTCAGATATTGTAGTCCTCGACCGCTATGATGAAATCTATGGTGGTGTACCGGAAATCGTAGCTGAATGGCATGGTCACTGCGATGCCGATCAGTTGGCTATGCGCTGTGCCCAGTTAGCCCATTTCTATAATGATGCTTATCTGGTCATCGAGAACAATACCGCCTACTCGCGCATGAACAATACTGAGGGCAACCAGTCAGAGCTGTTCTTCCCTATCCTTCTGCCTCTATACGATAATCTCTATAGTGCTTCACAGTCCAAACTGAAAAAGGTGAAGAATATCGAAATGAAATGGGGATTCAATACCAACAAGGCAACCAAGGTGGCAGTAGTGAAGACCATGGCCCGCATCATCCGTGATTCTGGCTATATGGAGCGAGAACTTGCGGCAATAGACGAATGTACCTACTTCCTCTATTACAAGCAGAACGATTGCTATGGAGCCATAGCCGGAAAGCATGATGACCGTGTCATGGCGCGAGCCATTGCCCTCTACGTGGAAAAGGATATGCCAGCACCGGAAATTGTTCCATTCCGTTCAAAGGCAGAGATAGAACGTGAACGCCTCCGCAACCGCCCACCAGTAGTAGCTGATTTGGCCGGAATAGGTGGTGGCAGCTAACCTCTATCTATCCAGCGGCATAATCCGTCCCCTGTATAGTCACCGTTCCAGGCGATTCTATCGCCTGTCCATATAAGTTAATAATTAAAAGTAAAAAGAAAAATGAAACAAAGTTATTCAAACCTGCTGCGTAAGATGCTCATAGCCATCTACCAGCCTATCGTCACTCGTATCGAACTCTTCCGTGCCACACGCATGTGGCAAAAAGGAGTCAAGGCAACCATTGCCAAGTATAAAGAATGTGGTGCGCCTCGCTTCTACATGCTCTACGACCAGTCGCATAAAGATTTTGCGATCATGACCTACGATCCTAACAGAAAGAATATGCTCGCATATCGAAGATTAGTCCAGATGGGCAAGTGGAAGGCAACACGCTACTTCAAGAACGTAGAAGACATCAAGGCTGCCTCCTACTACTACACTCCTTCCAAGTGGGGAGCCATCGGCTGCGATGCCGACAACAAGGTTAGAGCAAAGAAGTTGAAACAATGGCAAGAATACTACATGTACCGAGTTTCTACCCCGATGTTTAAGTTACGCATATACAAGAAGAAACATTGTATTGACTAAACAAAAAGAAGAGGAGACCATCACGGCTTCCTCTTCACAATCAAATTACCTTAAAAATTAAACACCTATAAAATAATCTAATCTAAGAACTGAACAACATTTCGTTCAATATTATGAATTACCTAAGAACTTCTTTTCTACATAGCTGCCGAAGGAAGAGCTGCCAAATCATTTGCTCCATCGTTTACATCTTTCAGATGTGCTGCAGGCGTACCAGTCTGCTGTTGTTCAACTCCTGCTGTAGGCATTTCGCCATTCGCTTGCTGCTGCGCTTGCATGGCTTGTAGCTTCTCCAACTGTTCCTTGAAGTACTTCTTCATTCTGCTCGTACCAGGGAATTGCCCTACCGTAAGCATCGTATATGGGTCCATCTTACCGCTGGTCATGAAGTTCCAAGCCATATCGTTGTTGGCAGCTCTGATAAGTGGACTGTATGCATCCAAGTCGATAGAAACATCTAAATCCATATCCCTCATGGTCTCTGAATTGAAGTGAATTTCAAATTCATCACCTGTCAGTTTCACGCTGTCAGCATCGGTACAAAATTCCTGTATCAGGTAAAGTTTCTTCTTAGCCACACGTACCTTAAAGTTGTTGAAACTCTCAACAAAGTCCTGTATGGTGGTAGATGATGATTCTCTTTCCAACTGATATTGCTTACCGCTGGTATTCCGGTGCTGTCCTTGAAGAGCACCCTGTACACCAGTTCCCTCGCTTGCCATCGTCTTGGCAAAGTTCACCATGAAGTCAACACCTGCCGGAATACTCTTGTTGACCAATGTCTGAGGTGGTTTACCTCCATTCTTGGAGTTCCATAAGATAAAACCATCCGTCTTGGTATAGTTCACCTGCATTTCATCGATGCTCTGTTTCTCGCTCAGAGCATTCTCGTCCACAAGCATCGTTCCCTTGGCACCATTGGCTACGATGAAGTTAATCATCATCATATAATGGTTCAAGGTGCGCTGGTTGTTCTCGGCACGCATAGAGAAACTTCTTATCTCACCATTCAGGCAAGGATAAGCCACGAAGGTATATGGCATGATGGAAGTTCTGAAACCGTCTCTCAGCACATAGTAGGGCGATTCCCTGGCATCCAGCAGATAGCCATTCGGGGTAAGGTATCTTCTGAACCAGTAGGTTTCAGCCTCATCCTTAATTTCGATGGTCTTAAGTTCAGAAGGGTCTACATAGTAGATAGGCTCACCATTCTCATCGAGCACAGGTAGGCCATTCTCATCTTTCATGATGTTGGATTCCTCTATCTTGCGCTTCTTTTCCTCATAGAAGGCTCGCTGGTCAGGAGAAGCATAGCCGCAATCTCCACTCTCCCAGTCATGCACCCAGATGGCTGGCCTGGTTTCTTTTGTCCAGATTTCCAATACCCGGTACTTGCCTACTACTGAAGAATGGGTGAAATCATCTATTCCGGCATACTGGGCTTCACCAGTCGGGTGATAAGTCTGTTCGGGCGCAAAATGGTGCTGCGTCTTTAGATAGATCTCACTGAGTTTATTAGCCTCTTCCTTGCTTCCATTTGTAAAGGTAGCAATAATCTCTCGCCAAGTCAAATCATGAGCCTCAGCAATAAATTCCACATCGCTCAGGTCATACTTAAAGAAAGGTGGTAAAGCTAACTTAAAGATGTCTACAGAATAGTCAAAGATGCCATTCTTGCCATCCCTTCTGCCATAATAGGTTTTCATGCCCACAAAGGCGAAGATACAGAAGGAATAGAACATTCTCGCATCTAACTCTTGCCTGTCGTTCAAGTTGTCGTTCTGACGAAGATATTCATTGAAGAAACTGATATAGTCTTCCTCGTTTGGATCCACGGCACTACATGTAGCAGTACTGCGCTGCTGGCGCACAAGACCTACGAGCGAAAGAAGTTTGTCTCCGATTACATCGTATTCCAGTATTGGCATACCTTTCAGTTCCATATACTGCCGGATGGTTATCTTTCTTCCGTTCCATTCTATCAGCTCTTCCAACTGTCTTCCCATCACGAAGTCTTGCGCTCGCTTCCACTTCTTTCTCAGTTCTGCACCATCATAGAAGTATTGGCAAGCCCATTGCAGCAACAGAAGATTGCTTTCGCTCTGCGTAAACCGCTCCCGACTCACTCCTTCAAGTGAGTCTGGTCCAGGCTCTGCATAGTTCGATATGTCATTTATTACATGATTGTCAACCATAATTCTTAATTTTTCGCCAAAAATACCGCATTTTTTTCGCTTATTAGTGATAAGTTGCGCAACTTAACATTACTTTCTCATATTTTCTCCTTATTTTTGTTCCGCATTTCATTTAAAACGTTTTAAATCATGGGTAAATCAATCAATGTGCATGAAGCCTGCGTCATTACTAAAGATGATAAAGGCAACCTCTCCATGGTAGGCAAGGCGAAAGAAGCCCTCACCACCTTGAAGAAAAATAAGGTTTCCGTCTGCATTCTTCTCTGCGACAACAAGAAGGAGGATGTGGAGAAGTTCCTTAACGACAATAACGTGCCTTTCGCCTCTCTCAGTACCAAGGAGGAGACCGATAAGGATGGCAACACCAAGCATGTTGACCCACCAAAGGCAGATGTCACCATCATGCCAAGTTCCAAGGTTATCACTCTTCGAGACGATTGGCAGTGGTGTTTGGATGATATTGCCAGACGCCTTTGGGGAAAGGAAAAGAAGGAGAATCCGAAGAGTGAGCAGCAGCGCATGGATGACAGCATGGCTGATTACATACGCTGGGCAACACCAAAAAAGGAACCAGAGAATGCATCTGGTACTTCTCTCGGATAACATCGCTCCAACATCTTCAATTTTCAAAATACGATTTTTATCTTTTTGTTAAAAATAAAATTTATTTGGAATTTAGAATTTTACAACTATCAAAAAGGGACTCGCTGTGAAGCGAGTCCCTTTTTCTGTTTGTAGAAATATAGAACATAAAAATGAATTGGCCAATGCCTATTTTCGGAAATATAGAACATTTTTTAGAGTGAAGTAGCCCGAAGGCTACTCCATTCCGTTCAACGTTTTAAGCAGCTCCTTTCTGGTATTCCGAATCTCTACCAGTTTGGCAGCATCGTTTGTACCATCCATTTGCTTCTTAGCCTTATTCATCTTCCTTCTTGCAGCAGAGATAGCCTTTCTGGCCGCAAACAGTCGCTTGTTGGTCTTGCTGTTCTTAAAGGTATTTGCCTTCGCCTTATCAACATCCTTCAAACGCTGATACTCCTGATAAGTCTCCATGGTTCCGTTCCAGACGTTCTGTATTCTCCAGTCCTCCGTCACGTCCTCTGCCTTAGCCTTCATCAGGTACTTGCTTTCAGCCTTCTCCATTTCCTTCAAGTCTTCATCACCGTTCAGATAGCCCTGCACCATGTCCAGAGCCTCCTTCTGGGTGAAAGCCTTGTACTCACTTTGCGAGAGGAATTTCTTAATCTTCTGGCGCATCTTCTTTTTTTCCGTGATACTCTTGGCAGCATCAAAGCGTTTACTAGCCTCCTGCAGCGAAGTCACGCCATCTTGCATTTCTGCACTCTCCAGTGCCTTCACGCTGCCGATGGCAGCCTTAATCTGAGCCTCAGGATCAATACCGTTGCGCTCACAGCTCTGGTAGGTCATTACCACGCCTTCCATGTCACCGCTAAGGATAAAGTCCTTGAAGTAACTCTGAGCCTTCCATGGAGAGAACCCCTTAGAAGAAGGGAAGAAGAAATCAACGGCCTTGAACTCCTTGTTCTCCTGGCTCGGAATCAGGAAAGGTGCCCAGTACAAAGCATCCTTATAAAGCAGTCCAATGGTCTTGCCATACTTGCGCTGAATCTCTTGATCCGCATGGCTGGCTTGGAAATCGCTCAGATAGTTTATATCATCCAAGGTCATTCTCACCATAGGGTTAGCCTTACCTATCATTCGCTGTACCATAGGTCCAGGGAACTCCAGTTCTCCCTTATGGTTGAAGAGATATTCAGGAACCTCACGGAACTGCTTACCATGTCTCACATACATTTCTGTACCATCTTCATATCTGCCTAAGAAGATTTTGCTCTGCTGGCCAAGGCTGTTGCCTCTCATCAGATAGTCATACCATTTCATACCCTTGTCACCATAAGCAAGTTCATACATACTTCTGTAGTTAGGGTTGGTCTTCCGGATCTCCTCTGCCTTCTTGCGCTCCTTCTCCTCATCCAGGGCACGGAAGGCGGCATTGATACCATTGGCAATACCCTCATAGAATACCATGAAGCCCAAGCCATAACAGAGAAAAGCAGATTTTTGTCTAGAGAATCGCCCCCAATCTTCAGGAGTCAACTCACCTTTTCCTCTAGCTGCTGCCCACAAATGCTTGTAATACTCCTTAAAGTTTTCAAAGGTCGCTTCGTTCCAAACTGAGCCATATCCTGTAAGTGCCAAGAAGTGGCGAGTTGTAGAAGTGTTCCAGTCTGGTGAAAGAAGAACTCGTCCGGCATAGCGCAAGGTTCGATGGCTGGCACCCAATACATCCCAGTGCTGACCACCAAACATATCATTCACAAACTGACCATCCTCATCCAGGGCTTTACTCAGTTGCTCGTCCGTCCAGCCATATTTCTTGGCACGTTCCTTGGTTCTATCACCCCTCATGCGGTAAGTAGCAAGTTTCAGTCCGTCATGAAGGAAATCCCACAAGGCTCTATCCATGCCCTTATTAATGAGCGAAAGTAATTGTGAAGCAATCTTGAATGGGAGAGAAACTGTAGCTCCAGCCTTTGATATTACATTGCCATTTTCTAATTTTTCTTGTATTTTGTACAAAGTATCACGGAAGTTGTCAAACATATTCTGTACGTCCGCAGCTGCATAGTCGTTGGTCGCTCCGAATTTTACCCCATGAGTGGCAGCCTCTTGGAAGTCCTCAGGATTGGCAAAGCAAGGCAGTTCATGGTTCTTGGCTGTATCTGCAAAGATATATTTCATAAAGTTGGCCATAGCCTTCTTAGGTCCAAACTCCACCATGTTCTGTACCATATAAACCTCCGTCAAGGCTCCGGCATGGAAACCGCTAAAACCCAACTCCAGTTTCTTGGCACTCGAAGCAAGCGTATCAAACGCCTTCCAGAAAGGAGAAGACTGATAGGTCTCGAATACTACACCGAATCGGTCTCCGGCACTCGCCTCGCTATAAAGCACCCTCTCCTTGCCAGTGATAGGATTCTTCACCTTTATCTGCTTAGGCGATACATTATATACCCATACCGGACCCACACCCGGAATCTCAAAGTACTGATACTGCTCCAGGTTAAAAGGAGGCGTAGAAGAAAGCAGTGCGTCAGAAGAAACGATTTCTCCGTCCTCATTGCGCTCTATCACGTTCAATCCGCTCAACTCCTGCAGCATGGTCTTGTTTGCCCAAGCTTCGATATTACTACGGCTATAGTAAGCCATCATCTTCGTGATGTCGGTAGTCTTAGGTACAAGTCCCAAACCAATGCCTTCCATCAAGGTGCTGATAGTTCTCGGCTTCTCGTTAGGGCTTTTTGTGCGTTGTCTGTTCTCCACATACATCGCATAAGCCTGCTTGTCGCTCTTCTCCTTATCCCAGATATGGTTTACATAGTCGGCATTATATCCAGTGTCCTCTCTTAAGGTGCGATTATCCTTCAACCAGTCGTAGGTATAGTTATACCAGTCTCTGATAGAATCAATGGTAGCCTTCATTTCTGGCGAGAGATTCTTGTAATCGATACCTACAGGCACTATATGCTGCTTCACCAGTGGCAATACATGCTTGCTCAGGATGTCCGTACCATCAATAGGGACAAAGCCTTCCTCGCCCTGGTGATTGGCATTGATAGCCTGAGCCAGCTTGTTAGCCACCTCGCTCACAGCCTGAGGATCATCATAAACCTTCACCTCCTTGTCGTCTTTCAGTACGGTATGCTTCTTAGCAGTCTCAGCAATCAAGTCTGCCACGAAAGGCTGGATAGCCTCTACATCATCTGGCTGGATATGGATATGTCCCTTGTCAAAAGCATCAGTGGCATTCAAATCATGCGCCAGGTCACGCAGTCTTCTGGGAGCTTCTATTATATAAGGTATAGCCTCAGCCAGTTTCTCAGCCTTGTTTGGCTTGCCCTTGTAGTCAGAAAGCAACTTATCAAAAGCACCGCTATCTGCCATCTTCTCTATTCTGTTCTTCACATCATTGATATAGATAGCATCATCAGCACTAGCCTCCTCCATATTCTTTCTACGATGGATAACGGCATGCTTCACGGTCTTTGCTGCACCTTCCTTGCTCACGTCAGTACTGGTAACTTCTGCCAAATCCTGCATCACTTGCTGCTCCAGTGCATCAGCCTTCGGATTGGTCTCTGCTGGGTAAATCTTGCCCTCATACAAGTCCAGATCGGCTTGTTGCTGCTCCAGCAGATCATGTTTGGCCAGCCAGTCCTCATACTTGCGTTTCACCTCCTCCTGCTTTTTCTTTTCGAAGGCAAACATATCTGGCATAGGGTTCTCCTTGTCGGCCATAGCATCGTTCCACTTCTCCCATTCCTTGTAACGAGGGAAAAACTCCTCATCCGTCTCGCCTTCCTTGCGTTCAGGCTTAATCGGCATTTCGTCACCCTGCAGATGATGGCTGTCACGCCATTCCTTGTTAAGGCGTTCCCATTCCTTCTTGCCCTCGGCATCCTTGTCGAAGTCATAGAACATAGGTGGCTCTGGGTTCTCTTTATCCTCGCGTGCATTCTGCCATTTGCGCCACTCCTGTACACGTTTCATGTACTGAATAGTGCTCTCACCCTTCTTCTGTCTCGGTTTGCCCTTACCTGCACCATCAGATAGCGCATCCTTGATTTCAGCATTGCTAGCCTGCTTCATCATGGCTTCCTGCTTCTCCTTAGGCATATTGTCCCATACATGGAGAGCCTTGCCAGCCTTCATCAGGTAGTATCTCAAATCCTTGTCATTGAGAAGTCCCGGAACACGAACACCCAGCTTCTTAAGCACCTTGATAAGATAATGCTTAATCTTGGTCAAAAGAGAAAAGTCCTCAGCAGTCTTAGGACCCTCCTCAGCCAAATGAGCGATATACTCCTGCGTTCCCACATTCATGCGGTCAGGGTTCTTCCAGTCCGGATCATATTTATTGGCGAAGTCAATAATCTTGCCTCGAACATCCTTACCTACGGAACGATAAACGAAGTTGGCGAACTTTCTCACGCTATCTTCGCCACCAAGAAGTACTTCCATACCCTCATGGCCTATCTTTTCATGGAAGACGGTTCGCTGGGCATCATTGCCATCCTCACAGTTCGGCAGATACACATGCACGCTATGAGTCTCCGGGTCGTACCATCCCTTGGCTCCCTGCTCTACCTCTGAGCGATATTCCTCAGGCACATCATCCAAAGAAGAATAAACAGTAGCCTCAGCACCACCCAGCTTATTTGCTGTATTCACTACCGAATCAGCGATTTTTCGCTCATTTTCTGCTGTTTTTTCTTGCTCAATTGAGAAAAAGTTTATACCTTTGCCATCAGAAAGGGGTGAACCAGAAGACGCTTCGGGCGTAGGGAGAAGGGAGTTCTTAATCTCCATGACTCGCTGGTCAACCCCCTTTTTCGTCTTATAGTAGCTTTTGGCTGTAAGATTACCCTTCTTATCACTATAGATCTCCGCCAGATTTAATGTACCATCCTCAGCTTGCTTCAAGAAGAAGAAAGCCTTGCGATTATCCATCTTCTCGATGCCATACACCACTTGCTCAGGATTCATGATAACATCCACCATAGAGCGCAAATCTTCCTCTGTCAAAGGAATATTTCTTCCAGGATCCTTCTCATTATCTCCGAAGTGGTCTTTGTTCATGTGCTTCAAGTCAGAAGGATTCAGAACAAAGTCTATCTTATCTTTCATCTTCAAGCCCGACAAATCTTCTAGGAACTTCTTGCCCTCTTGCGTAAGAGTACCTATAGACTGAGGTTTGCCATTAAACTCGCCATTCTTTGCCTTATGAAACAGTTCCACCACCTTATCCTTTGCAGCCTTCAAGCCAATTGTGGCAGAGCCGAGACGAGGTTTCACATTAGCCTTCTTACCATACACCTTGGAATAATGCACACCATCATTCTCACCTCCTACGATTCTTCCTCTGTTATCGGTCTCCACAAACGGCACACCTCGCTTTTCCAACTCTTTTCTGAGACTTGGAGTAACCACATTCGAAGGCATAGTGATATTCTTGCCCTTGAACATATCATTGACGATAACATCAGCCACCTCGCTGTCAGGCACAATACGCACAGGCTTATCCCAACGAGAAAGCACCACCTTGCGCTTACCTGTCAGCTGTCCTTGGATGATACCAGCCTTCCACTCTACTTCGCCCACGGCATCCTTGGCTTTATCAGCCTTGTAGCCACTGGTCAGCTCGCTCTTTGGCACCTCAACCTCTACTGTTACGATGTTAGGGCGATTCTGAGCCTCGCTAAACTGGTCATTCAGTGGAGTGCGAGAAGTATGAAGGTAAGGATTGTAAGCAGCCTTAAGCGACTTACCATTACCCTTGTTGAGGGTAAACATACCCTTATCATCAGCAAGCTCTGGTCGCTCGTCTGCCTGTTCCCACTTACCGAGTTCAATAGGTTCCACAAACTTGCCCTTCACCTTTGCAGCCATCGGTGGATAGAGTTTTCCATCCTCGCCTACCTGCATGGCACGATAAACCTTCACCGTGTCTTCCTTATCCAGCTTCTTAATGGTCTCAGGGTCTTTCACGATGCTATAGCTAGCATCATTACCATTCATCACGATCTGCTCGTCACGGTTCACATCCTCCGTCTCGGAAGCTAACGAGTTTCTGCGCTCCTCATCGGTCATACCCAAACGCTTCTCCACGTTACGAGCCTCAACCTCACCTGCCAACTTTCTATATTCTTGGTAAGAATCAAAGTCTGTACGTTGGAACCTATCCAAACGGAAACGCTTAATGGCATCATCCATACTTCTGTCTGCATAGCCACGTGCGAAGTAGTTGAATCCCTTAATTCGGGTTTCCTTGTCAGGAATGAACTCAGGCATATCCATGTCCTTATATTCTTGGATAAGAGCTTTCTCTACCTCAGATTGGTTGTACTCACCACCCATTTCCTTGGCTTTCTCTTCCAATTCAAAGGCATAGGAACGTGCCTTCCATTCAGCCTTAGCAGCATTGAAATCTCTCTCCACCTGCTCGGGTGTGCCACCATGCGCAAACCCCTCTTCACGCTGAATTACGTGCTGAATTTCATGATTCAGAATGCTATTCAGATACTTTAATTCATCCGCATGAATGGTAATAGTCTTTGTTTGTGGATTGTATTCCCCATTTGAAGGCATATCGTTCATAATGGCATCCGTATCAATACGCACATCCTTCAACTGAGGATAAGCCTCTAAGAGTCCAGGCGCATCAATGACATCAGCAAGTTTACCATCAGTCCAAAGCATATCCTCTTCAAAACGCTTAACGATATTTCCACCACCTACATCAATGGTGTCCTTTATCTTGGCATCAGGCATTTCGTATCTCCACTTGCCATCTACACCTTTCTCCCAACCTGTAGCCATCTTGATAATCTTGGCATCCTTCTTTGCCTTTTCCATCTGCTTAGCTACATCAAGATTATCCATGCGGATAGTTTGCTCATCAGCCTTGTCAGCCTCAGCCGCACCCTTCTCGCCAGCAAACATGAATCTCACATCGCTCTTGCGAGAATTGAAACGCTTAGAAGGAGGAATAACGTCACCCTTATTATCATAGGTAACAAGGTCGTTCAACTTTCTGTTGTTCTTGGCATTCTTATATTTATACGCCTTGCCATCATCAAAGCCAAACTCATTTGCGTCATTACCATCCCACCACAGTTGATTTGCAGGCACTTCATCCTCGATGATACGATATTTACCTTCAAGTCGATTATTTCCATGAATATCGGCATATTTTTTAGAAGGAGTAACCCAGTCACCATTACGCAACTTTCCTTCTTTCACAGAAGTAGGAACAGCACGATAAACCTTTACCTTAACATCCTTCTCGCCATTCTTAATGGCATCAATAGCCGTATTGATAGCTTTCACAGATTCCAATCCATGAGGAGTGTTCTGAGAATAACGCTCAGGATGAGAGAAGTAATCATCCGGCTGAGGAGTATAGCCCAAGGCCATATCCTCCAGGTTCACATCCGAGCCGCTAGATTCCCAATCGTCACGTCTCGCCTTGTCGCTTTCATATCCAGGGTTTCCCGGTGCAGCCCATGCACCTACGCCCTGATATGCGCTTTCGGTATCGTCATATCCCTTACGTCTGGCAGCCTCATCAAGCATTTCCCTGGCTGTAGCATCATCACCCTTAGCAAGAGCATCCATATACTGCTTGTCAAGTTGATCATCAGGAATCAGAGAAAGTTCCTCCAAGTGCTTTTGTCGCTTGGCTTCCTCTTCCTCAGCTCTCTTTCTTGCGGCTTCCATGGCGTTACGCTGCGCCTCCACCTGTTTCTTGCGCTCCTCAATCATAGCATCAAGGTCGCCAAAGTTCTCCTTCAAGGCATTATTTACAGGCACGGTGTACTTAAGAAGTTCCTTTAAAGAGGAAATCTTATCTTCATTTGCCTGTAACAAATGGCGTTTGATATTGGCTCTGGCACGTGCAGCCTCAGCTGTAGACCCCTTCTTAACTGCATTGGCGTACATCGCCACATCTGCCTCATCAACCCCAAATTGCTGAGATACAGCCTTTATTTTTTCCTCCACAGATAAATTTCCACCATTTTCCTTGGTGGTTTCGATATTATTTCTTATCTTTGCAGCAGATAACTCCTGAATAGTAGGATATTCGTGGAAATTGAGTCCACGCAGAAGTTCCTGCTGTTTTGGAGTTATTTTTTTATCGTATGTTACTAAAACTTCTGATCCTCCGATTTCACCATGGTGAGCAAATATAGTCTTGATGCTATTCACTTCAAGTTGTGGTTTGTTCTTTCCTTGGTTTACTCGCTTTACATCAACGCCTACAGCTACAGGCTTCCCATCATGATTAATGTTCACATAAAGACGAAATCTGTCTTCCGCTCCTTGATAACGAGTTATGGCAAACGGGTGTATCAAAGCATTAGGTAGCTCATGCCATTCCTCCTTAGTCAAATCATGGTCAGCATCCTTTCCCTTATGTACCTTGATGCTCTTGAAAGACAAAGAAAAATCTTCTCCCTTTATACCTATTCCTTGCATCCATTCTGGAGTTTTACCTAAGTCATATCTTTCACGATTATGCTGAGATTTGTCAAAGTTAGGGTCATCAAACATTTGGTCTATGATAGAATGGAACTCCTTAGCTTCGCCTTCCTGCATTTTAGCACGTGGGTCCACCCCATTCGCCAGGTCTCTCAGTACAAGATTACGAATATCCTCCAAGGTCATTTTTTTAATGTCCTCAGGCTTCCACTTCGTAAATGTATCAAGAGTCCAATACCAGAATTTCTTCAGCCACTCCTTCAACTTATTGATAACGCTAAGTTCCTTGGCTGTATCAAGCGGATTCTCCTTGATAGCATCCTTAGCCATCTGTTCCAGGATGGCAGCTCCGTCCTCACCAGTCAAACGAGCAAAAGCCTCATCGCAAATCTGCTCATCTGTCAGATGATTATAGTTAGGATCCTGCTTCAAATCGGCAAATAGCTGGGTCTGCATGATGAGTTTATCACCATGCTCTATAAGCTCCGGATTCATGTTCTTGGCAGCAGTACGCCAAAGATGCTGATACTCATGGATAGGAGTATTGGGATTCAGATGCTCCTGGTTCAGCACAATCTCCTTGCCGTCAGTGTAGCCATAAACAACACCCTTACCCTTAAAATACTGCGCCTCAGCCACCTTCTCCATATCCTCATTGCTAACCACCTTCACCGGAATACCAGCCTTCTTAAGCATAGTAGATACTGCATCATAAGCCACCTTCTGCGCCTCGGTCATTTCAGATGGCTTCACCTCCTTCACATCGCGATCAAATTTTGCCTGTTCCTTCTGCACCATAACATAGTCTGCAAAAGGCTTAGTCTTGCGGTCAGAAGACTCCAGCCACTTATCAAAGGTAGCCTTAGGCACAGAAGTTACCTTACCAAGTCCCTTCCAGCCTTTAGAGTAGTTGGCAAGATAAGCCTCTGTAGCAGCCTCCTCAGAAGGATAGCCATACATCACCTTATGCTCGTCAAACTCACCAGTTTCTGGGTTCACCTGATCAACAACATAAACGTTACCATCAAAAGTATCAAGGTCAGCGGCATCATTGATGAACATATCAATATGGTCACCATCAACGCCAATTTTACCAAGAATATAGCCATAAGTATCATGCATGGTCACGCTCCAAGGCTTACCCTGCTCGTCCTTACCGCTACGAGTCACGCCCTTTGGTGTTTCTACGGTATAATCGTAGCCACCAAAGGACAAATGACCCTTTTTGTAGTTTCCAGCCTTCTTCTGAGCCTCTGTTGGTTCGGTCTCAGTTTCGGCAATGGCACTCTTTAAACGTTCTCCGAAGGATGCTTCTTGCGGTAGATGTGAGCCTCGAACAGCTGAGCCTTCGCCAGGTTCCATGCTGCCAGTCTCTTGTCGCCCTTTGCGTCCTCGATCAGAGCCTTCTCCAATCTCGGACTCAGAAGATGCTTCTCCGTTACCAACTTCTTCGCCTTGGCTATTTCCTTCATCAACTCCTCTCCGTGAAGAGTCGCTACCCAGGATACTGCCTCCTCCATATCCTTCTTCATTGCTTCTGTCATCATAATCAGCTAATTCTGGTAAAATTGATTTGACATATTGTTTGTACTCTCGTTCACGATCCTCAATCTCCATCATACGGTCAAATTCAAGTCCATTGATGTAATCAAGTTCGCTTTCTGATGGCAAAGATAACTCTTTGTCGTGAATATACGATTTATATTCATCGATTTCTTTTTGTTTTTCGAAGATTTCACGTTCTTTCTGCTGTTCGTACCACTCTTCTTCGCCCGACAATTCGTTCTCCGCAGCAGCAATACGGTTAAGAAGCGTCACATTACGCATTTCCCGAACACTGTCATAAGTCTTGAACATATCAAGAATTGCATAACGGACATCCTGGTCTGTGTACATAGACTGTAATCCGTCACCATCACCTGATTCCATTGTACTGGAAAGATCTTCCCCGACTCGCTTTGCAAGTTCGCTAATAGTTAATCCCTCGCCATTATTGGCCAGAAGATAGTTGTATTTGTTAGTGTCGTACTTACTGCCTATACCACGCCTAAAGTTGGAAGATCCTAACTCTTGCGCCAGTGATTCTTCATTCAGACTATGAGGAAAAAGTCTCTCTGACACAAATTCCTCCAATGTCCGCGGAGTCAAATCCATGACATCAGTACTTGCATCCTTATATATTTCCTTAATAGCCTTCATGTCTTTCTTCTCCAAGGCTTTAGCTACCAATTCCTTACGTCTGTCTTTTGGGGACAAAGCTTCAAGATTCTTCTTGTTTTGCTCTGCTCGTTCCTTTATATAAAGAATATTCAAGCTTTCAGCCTTTCCCTTCAAAGCCTTGGCATCCGCTGTAAGCGCATTCTGTCTGTTTGCCAGTTCTGCCTTGGTGGTATTCAGATCTCTCAACTGTTCAGCGGAAAGTTCCATATCCCCATCCATGTATTGATTGAGTATCTTGTCTACACCATCAATTTCTCGTTGGGTTTCTTCCTGCATCTTGTACACGCGTCTGCGCTCTGACGTTATGTAGCCGGAAGCAGCTTCCTGAGTAGGATATTTGTCTTTAAGCTCACTGTTCTCTGGAATACGAACGCCTGTATCCACATCTGGCAGAACGGAAGACTTGTCAATGCCAGCTCGCTCTATCTCTGCCTTGCGCTCCTCCTTCATGGTTCTTAACTCGTCAGGAGTCATCACGCTGTTGCGGATAGCATTCCAGTTCTTGAAACGAGCATCAAGATCAGCAATCTGCTCATTAACCAGAGCCAGGTCGTTCTCCACCTTCTGAGCCTTCTCTGGGTCCAGGTCGGCATTGACATCAAGCCAGTCTCTGTACTCTGCAGCAGCCTTCTTCTTGTTGTCAAGTTGCGTTTTGATGTCATCACGGCTGCCATTAACCAGATTCAAAAGTTTGCCATGGTCTTCCCCAAACTGCTCCTGCAGATACTCAGCCGCCACCTTTGCATCTGTATCCTTAGAAGAATAGTCCGGCTGGCCCTCGCTCAGTCCCACGATGCCATTGGCATAACGCTGTTTCTTATCAGCCTCATCCTGAGAAACTGCTTTCTGTTCACGTTCATCGTCCTCGGCATCCAAATGCTCATTGATTGTGTTGTCGAGAGCATTCTTGCGCCATGCAGCAAACTCTTCTTTAGACAGGGGAAGATAATCTTTGCCATCAGTAAGCACAATCTTTCCGTCCTCGCTATATCCGGCAAAGGTCATTTCAATATTAGCATCACCTTCCTCCATGGCAACTGTCACCCGGTCATTCGGCTTCAAACCGCTGCCATCAAACTGGCTGATAAACTGCTGCGCTCTTGCATCCTTCTGCTGAGCCACTGCTTTTTCAATGTATTCATCAAGAGAAACAGGAGCGCCCACCTCTTTAATCTCGGCATTAGATACCTGCTTAATCATAGGCTGTCCCTGCTCATCAGGAACGACAACAAAGGCTCCACCATATTCGTTAGCCTTCTTCAAAAATACCTGTTTTCCGCTATCCAAAGTAGCAGGAACTATGTTTCCGTCTACCGTCTGGTATGGCCAGAGCTGCTGCTTCAACGCCTCACCATAGCCATCATCGGCATGCTGCAGAGCATCAATAGCACCCTTCTTGGCATCCATTGCCTCTACATACTTACTGATAGCCTCTTTCTGTGCTGGAGTCAAACTACTTGCACGCTGAGCCACGAACTGCTCCATATCTCTACCTTCATTATAGGCATTGGCTACAATATCAGGCATCTTCTCATTGTCAGCAAAAGCACGCTGCAAACGTCCTGTTGCCAAATCACTATTATAGCCGATAGCCTGCAAAGCATCTGAATCCCCATTCTTATAGGCATTCTGTCCCATAACAAAAGCATCAGACTTGCTTTCATTGGATGCTGTATCGGCATCAGAAGGACTAACATTGTTCTCCACCGAAGGTGTATCGTCCGCATTTGAAGGCGTTTCACCCCCAACTGGAGGCGTTGGCGGTTCTGTTGGTGGAACATCAGAAGAAACAGAAGCATCTACAGGCTTTTCAGCTGTAGCCTCAGCATTCTGAGCCGAAGCACCACCTTCTTGTGTGGAACTAGTGGTCTCTTGCGTTTCTTCTGTCTGGTTCATCTGTTCTTTAGTATCTTTCATCTCACGTTTCAGTTCGATGGAATTGTAAAGTTCCTTAAGATAAGACTCAACTAATGGCGCATACTTCTTATCTTTCGACTCCAAAGCCTTACGAAGTGTACCGCGTGCCACACCATGAGAATCCTCAAATGTTTGTACAAACTCCCTCAACACAGAGCTGTTTTCTAATGCTGAGTCATAGAAGTGGCGATAAGTGTCCAACTGCTTCTGCTCCTCATCTGTGAGAATAATACCATTCTGACGATTGTGAATTAATTCATCAATAGTACCAGCATTTTGACGAAGATAAACTGCTGCTTTCTCCTCGTCCGTTAGTTTGTAACCAATGTAGTATTTTTGAGCTGCCTGATTATAGAGGTCTTCCAGATGCTCCTGGGTAAACTCATTATGGAACTCACCTTCCAGCACAGAAGCTAAGCCAAGAGTCTTCTCATACTCCAGCTTCTTGTCTGCCTTCTGAGCCTCATCAAGAGAAGAAAACTCCTTTCTGTCAATGATACCGCCATCCTTATTCAAGGTTTCGAGATACACCTTTCCGTCTTGATCCATAGGCTGTACGATGACGGAATCAACCACAGGCGAGAAAGAAGAAGGTCGCTTGCCTTCCACCACAGCCATCATCTTAGCCTTCAACACCTCCGGCACGCTCTTGTCGTTCATCAGGTCCATATACTTCTGAGTGAGATTCAGCACCTGAGTCTCTTCTGCATACGGAACAGGTAATTTTGTTCGATTAGTCGAATTAGAAGAGTCTTCCTCAGCACGATAGCCATTGATACTCACCTTCTCAAAAGCATCACGAAGACCATCATAGCCGAATCTCTTCAACTCGGCAATATCCTGATCAGTGAAGTCAAACTTCTTGTTAAACTCCCTTGCGTCCTTGAATCGAGCATACTTGCCCACCATGCCCGGCAAGCCGATAGCAGTAAGGTTCGCCATGCTCTCCAAGAAACTCTCGGCAGCATCCTTACCTGTAGGCTTGAAGTTCGGGTCCTGCGCCATGCGCTCCAGCATCTGATGACCAGTCATGATACCGGAATCCACAACCTTACCACCAACATCAGCAAGAATATTGGTAGCCAAGCCTCTGCCTTTACCTACCATATTAGCGATAGTTCCACCCTGCATGATGGCACCTACGGCACTCTGTTTAGCCACCTCGCCCAAAGTATTAGCGATAACCTTACCCACAGAAGGATTGTAAATATTGCCATTCTCGTCAAACTGGCCAGTGCGATAAACCTCATCAATAGGCTTTGAAATAGCTGACTGACCGCCAAAGGTAACAGCACCATGCACAGCTCCACTCTTCAAAGCCTCGGCCTTACTCTTACCAATAAGTACCTTGGCAGCTCGCTCAGCCATCTTGCGCTCCATACCCTTAGCCATGAGGTCACCAGCCAGTTTACCCTCTGCCTTGGCTACCATGCTCTTAGTCAACTTTCCACCTGCGGCTCCAGGCAGCCAATAACTCCAGGCATCACCAGCAAAGGTAAGCGAACCGCTAGCCACGTTCTCCCAGAAGCCCGGCTGATACTGCTGATTGGCAATATCCTCCAGCCAGTTCTGGTAGTCCGTCTGAACAGCCTTGCGAATAATCTTACCCACAATAGTGTTACCCAAACCAGTCTTCATGATGTACTCAGCACTACCCTTAGGCATCATACCCTTAATCTCCAGCTGGTCCAACTCATTCTTAATGGCAGCATTGATCATTGGCTTGAACTGCTTAGGATCACTACTCTGAGTGCCATTCAAGCCATACCGTTGCATCACCTTAAATGCGGCATTGCTCATGTCATTCAGGAACTTCGGATTCCGGTAGAGTTTGCCAAACTTCTGCTGCAAACCAGAAAGCACCTTTGCAGGATCCTTGGCCTCGTTTGCCTCATACTGAGCACCAAGTGCTGTACCCAGTCGGAGATTAGCCGGAATAAACTGGCTTCCTTCCATTCCCTCCGTAAATGCCTTACTACCTGCCTCCTGAGCCTTGTTGTACTCATCCACTACAGATGGACTCACATATTTATTAATAACGCTAGAAAGCGCATCATTGATGTCCTGGTTCATCAGTCTGTCCTGTACATTCTCATCGTGAGAATAGAGGCGAGTTGCGATGCCCTCGGCTATATTGCGATAATTCGGACCATATTTGTTCACCAGACTCTGCACCATAGCAGGTTTCAGGAACTTAGCCACATAGTCATCATAACTGATACCCATGCTGTCTGCCTCCTGCTTCAACTTATCCTGCACGCCATGGCTATACCATTGCGCCCCGATACTCTGCTCAGCATCCTGCACCGTATCATCAGGCAAAGAAGAAACTACCTGGTTGGTAACGTCCATGGCAGAACGGTTGGCATATCTGTGCAAAGCAGGCATCACCATATTCACAGCCTCCTCATTGCTATTGGCAGTACCATCAGCCAACAAGTCGGCAACCATATTCTCAAAGTAAGTACTCTGCTTATCCGGTCTCTGCTTCCAGTTCTCAATATAGTTAGCAAGTTTGGCATCCATCAACCCCTCATTATTCACCACACCAGTTGGTGTTGTAACAGGAGCCGCATCTTTAGATTCAGGAGAAGCCTCCTTCTGTGCTGGCTGCTGTACCTGCATATTATCACCAAGAAGCAAATTGGCTATCATTCCACCCACCTTCTGCTCCCTGCCGATATTTCCTGCATCCACCTTCGGCATCATGCCGAGTGCTTGCGAAATCAAGCTAGGCTTCTTTAACTCACCTCGCTTCACCTCTTGCGGATATTGAGACTGTTCTTTCTCTTTAGAAGGTGAAGGTTTCTTTCCAACCTCGTTGATAGGGGTAGCGTTTCCACTGGTATCATACCACATATAGCCCTGCTTACGATACTCACCCACATCCTCAATAGGAACATCTACCTTCTGCTTCTTATCGTCAAACATGGTGATATAACCACCTTCGAAGTCCTTAGCGAAGTTGTCCATGCCTCTCTGCTGAACAACCTCATCAGGGATGTCATACTCATTGTTGTCCTTATCCCATACATGATAAGTCAACTTAGATTTGTTTTCTTTGTCTGCCATATACTATGTTATTTTCTTATATACTTTGAATAATCTACCTTTGTGCTAGAAGTTCTCTTGGCTGGTTTCCCACCATAAGGGCGAACGGTTCGCTTCTTGCCTTCCTTAGCCATTTTAGCCCTAGCGTAAGCGGATGCCTGCTGGCGATTCTTTTCATTAGCCCAAGTGCCACCGTGGCCATCATTACCACCGATAGCCATACCATTGTGTGTAGCCCATTCATTCACATGTTTCTTGAAAACAGGGTCGTTCACATACCTGGTGTTGAAATCATCAGCCTCCTTCTGGTTGGCATTCCTCTGATTCTGTCCCTCTGTTTGCGAATTGATATGCCTAACTTGCGCTCCCTTAACGTTAACGCTGGCATTATGATCAGCAGCTCCGGCATTAGCATTATTAGTTTGAGCATCAAGTAATTTTCCCTTCTTGCCTCTCAAAGCATCATCAGTATCCTTCTTTGAAACATTCAAGTCTGCAGCTGTAGAATGTTGTCTTGCTGATTGATTCACTTCTTCGACCTTTACAGGAGTGAGGGTATCCGTCTGATTCTTCTGTGAACCACGATAAGCAGCCAGTGCCTCATTTGCCTTTGCAGCAGCCTCTGCCTGCATCTGAGCCTGTTTGTCTTGACGGTCCTTATAGATATTCACCATCATCTGGTTATATTCCTTAGCTCTTAAAGCATCTGTAGCCTCTCTTATCTTGCGTTGGCGATCAGTAAGTTCTTGTGCTGATTCAATCTTCTGCGATGGAGCACCTTGTGTAGTACCGATGAAATTGCCAAGATGCATCAGGAAATTGCCCCATTGCTCCATCTTGGCCTTCCTCTCCGCTTTCTTCTTCAAGGCTTCATTGGCAGCTACGGTTTTATCTCCATCACCCAGAGTATTGAGCCAAGGCATGAAGGCAGACCAGTTTCCATCACCATTCTTCTGGTAATCCCTCATAATGTCATAAGGCTTCATCTGCTGCAAGATAGGATTCTGTTCTATCTCGGCATAAGGTCTGCTCCAGTCTATCTTGATACCCTGGTTAGGCTCCACCTTGGTAACTTCCTCGGTTGGTTGTTCTGCAAAAGATTCATGGACACCATTCCCGGTAATACCAGTAGTATCTATGGCTGTACCCTTTCCCGGTTCGGTATCAGTTGTCTGAACTGGTACTGCAACCTCCGGCTTCACCGCATTATCATCAGGGAAATCAGTAACAGGAGTAACGGCAGTTGCCGGACGTTTAGGAGTTAAATCATCCAATGTAAATCCCATAATCACCTCCTTCCTTAAAATGGCAATTTACTTGCTGCGCCAGCCAAGCCACCAGCAGCATCCGTAATACCCTGTGCTGTAGAAAGAGCTTTCTCCTTCTTGGCTGTGGCGATGTAGTTAGTCATCTGGTCTATCTGCGAATCAGCAGTATTCCACACATTTTCTTTGGTCTGAGCACCTTGCACAGCAGCCTCTTGCACCATCTTACCCACCTGCTCCTGGGCAGCCTGCTTACTCAGCGCAACCGATTCATCAGAACCCCCACTAACAATATTGGTATTCTTTGCGGTTGCTGTTGCATTATCCAAAACCTTCTGAGCATTGGTCACGGCTACCTGATTTTCAGCAGATTGAGTAGGGTCCTGATAATACAAGTTATCACGATGATCCTTCACCTGTTGCATTCGGTCTTGAAACATTTTGATATACTCATTATATCCCTTGTTTCTTGCTTTAGCTGCTAAGGAACCGCCTACAGCAGAGATTGCACCACCTAAAAGTCCGCCAGCAGAGCCTTTAAGCCCACCAACAATTTTTCCAATTAATCCCATAAAATTCGAATTTTAATGTTTAAACTGTTCAAAAGTAATGCGTTTTTCTTACCTATCTGTGATAAGTTCCGCAACTTGAACACCAAGTTTCGTAATTTCTTCCTATATTTGCAACCGAAAACTATCAGTAAACATTAAAAATCAATAGAATATGGCAGTAAAACAAGACAATAGTAATGAGCCGAAGCCAAAGAGGAAGAAGACTGGCGGACGTAAGGCTGGCACACCTAATAAGATTACCAAAAGTGTGCGTGAAAGCCTACGTGATGCCCTTACTGGCTACATCAATGGTATCAATGAGAAGAACTATTCACTTTTCACGGATCTCATGCAGATTGACGAGCCTGCCGGACGTCTGGCGATGGTGGCAAAGTTCCTTCCATACGTGGCTCCAAAACTCCAGTCTGTATCGTTCAATAATGATGAATCCAGAAACTTATCTGTGGAGGAATCTTTCATGCAGTTGGAAGAGAAATTTGAGAAACAAGAAACCACTATCAACATCAAAAATCTCAAAATTGTTAATAATGGCTAATTATAAAAAATGGGTAGCCCTCTCTAAATTTTCTTCAACTTTAGAGAAGACTACCCTTGACTTGGTTATCGAGCAAAAACACTCTATTTTAACTTATATTGGGTCGATTTTAATCTGTATTAACACAAAAATAGCTATTTTATGTCCCTGACTCGTTCAAAGTACTTCGTCTGGTCCTTGGTGATATTCTTCACCTTAATCTGTATCGTGCAGTTCTTAGGCACAGTATCATTTATGCTGGCCATGAGCTGCTCTATTATCTCATCTGTGTTCCGATAGCCCTTGCCATCAACATGAGCCACAACCTCACCCATAAAGTAAGCATCAGCAGACAATTCAAAGTTTTCCTCTACCTTATCGAATACAGGCAGATGATGTTCCTCCAGGCGTTTGCTCTTGTCGTTAGTGAAAAACACCTTCTCCACTACCTTCTCATTTAATTCCCATGCTCTAGAGAAATCAGGTTTCACATAGCCCATTGTCACCTTGTGGGTACTGATGTGATTCAAGGCAAAGCCAATTTCCTCGTAACTTGCTCCTAAGTCATTTTGAGCGATAGTAGCCCAAGTATGCCGAAATGTATAAGGAGTATAGTAATGTCCCTTTTCAAAGCCCAACAGCTCTTTGCAGATTTTCTTTAAATAGGAAGAGAGAAATGTATCTAATGACTTTTCCCCCATCTTGGAATGAAAAGAAAAAAGATATTCATCATTTGGGTTACTAGATAAATATTTTTCGATAGTTGGAAAAAGTATATCAGGAACCTTCATTTCTATATAGGCATTATCTTCTCTCCTACCTCTGGTTTTCTTGCGCTCATAATGAAGGATTCCATCAAAGTAGTCCTTCTTTTTCATATTATATAGGTCGGCAACATTTATGCCAGCTAAACACAACACCATCTTACAAATATCCATAACTCTTTGATACGATTTCTTTTCAGAGACTATAGAAAAGAACTTTCGGCATTCTTCCATGGTTATAGCCTTCTTCTTTGCCTTATCTACCCTTGGTATCTTAATCTTCACCCAAGGATTATTTTTTATTCTTATGATGTCATTGTCGTAGTCATTATATTTTTTTACTCCCTCGTTGAACAATCGCTTGATATACGTAGGGTAGGTAAACTTAATTGCTTTCTTCGCTGATAAGGATTTTATCCAATTTTCAATGAATGATGTAGTTAGTTGGTTAAACATAATCTTAGTGCTACCAGCATAGGTTTCCAAATTGTTCAATGCTTGCCCGTAGGTTAATACAGAATGATATTCCAATATATCATAAAGTGTATCTATATATTCTCTAGCAAAATCAGAAAAACAAACACCCTCCTCGCCTTGTTGAATGAATCTTCTAACCTCCTCTATAGTCCATTGAGAAGAATCTACTCTATTCAATCCATCTACCCATTTATTGATATTTGGCATCAAACTTGTAAGCACGAAAGTATCTTTCACCTCTTTCGTACCCTTCACGATACCCTTATCGTTTACCATCTTATCGGTCTTTAGATAGCAAACCTTTCTATTATGAGTCAATCTGATATAAACAGGATAGAAACCATCACTTCTTCTATGCTGAACTAAGATTTTAAATGTTGCCATACTCTAAACTATTTATAAATTTCTTGTGACATTTGTCGCGTTAAACGTGCCAAACATATTATTTTAATTCTTAGATAACTTAATGGTTATTAATTACTTATCTTTAATTAGCTCATTTACAAGAACTTACAAAAACCACAAAGATTATTGTCGCTACAAAGTTACACAAAGTTATCGCAATATGAGAAATTATTTACTTTATTTATCCTTTTGAACATAAATATTTATCCTTTTGGACATAAAAAAGGCCCGATACCGCTTCTCACGAAGCAGAATCGGGCTAAAAAAACTTATTACTATTGATGAGTTACTAAAATTTCAATATTACTTGATAACAAACTTCTTGCCATTGCAGATGTAGGCACCTGGAGCCAAGAGGTATTCAGCATCCTGAACGTTTCTTACCTCGGCAACCTTCACACCTGTGAGGGTGTAGATCTTCACTGCGCCAGCTTTCTGAGCTGCTACAGTCTGGTTGATACCTGTTGAGACAGACTCATTGGTCTTACCGGCAAGGTTATAAACTGCACCGTTTTCGAATTCCAAATCCTTTGTCTGCTGACCACCGCCGTTGTTGAAGATAATCATAGTAGGAGCAGTTGTCAAATCGCCATCATACTTCCACATCCAGACATCCAAACCATTCTTCTTAATGTTAGTCTTGGTACAGCTTACACCTGGCCAGTTACCACCAGTAAAGTTGTCTGTACCATTCCAAGCCCAGCAGTTTACCTTACTCCAGTCTGAAGGAGCGAGGAAGTAAGCGAAGATACCTGTTGGAGTAGGAATAACTACCTCTTTAATCTTGTTGAAGGTTGCAGAACCTGTCTTGGTTTCGTTATCAGCATTGGTTGCACTCCAAGTTACAGTCTTGCTCTCGCCTTCCATCATATCAGCACCGAGGGTGAATGTAGAAGCCTTACCAGGAGTAAGAGCTACCTGCTCACCATTACCGATTTTATACCAACCGCTCTTGGCATTGTTGCTCAATGTTGCTGTTACGGTAACTGTCTTCTCGAAGTCACCACCGTTAGGGCTGAATGTCACCTTAGCAGCAGTATTGACAGGAGCGTCAATCTTCTGAGCATTTGCACCGCCGTCATACTTCAGGTAGATATCACCTGTGATACCAGTGATGTCACCAGACTGTGCACCGCTATTATTATTCAAGATGACATTGAAGTTATCTACGCCATCAAAAGCGCAAGTCCAGTACTTTTCGCCATTGATTTCTTCAGACTCTGTCATCTTTGTACCAGGCCAATCGCCTGTCAATTTCTTAACAGAAGAACCTTTTGACCAAGCATAGATAAAAGGAGCATTTTCTGCCTGTACGTAAACCGTGATAGAAGCATTAGGATCCACCTTCTTAAAGGTCAAGCTACCGCTCTTTACTTTACCGTCCTGGGCCTCTGCGCTCCACTCAATAGTCTTGGTGTCGCCAAAGTTCATACCTTCGCCAATGGTAAGGTTCTCACTCACACCAGGAGTCAAGTTCACCTTATCCTGACCTTGTATCTGATACCAACCAGACTTAGCGTCTTCAGAGAGAGTAGCTGTCAGGTTAATAGTCTCAGTACGGAATGATCCACCAGCCTGTGAGAATAAAACGCTTGCTGGCTGAATAGGACCCTGCTCGTTCCAAATTGTACCAGCCTCCTCATTACCATCATAGTCTTGACCGTCCAGAGACTTAGCTGTAGTATCGTAGATGAAAGCACCATCCTCACCGATCTTGCCATCCTTCCAGTCCTTTACGAGAACACGGAGCTGACCCTGAGTAGAAGGAGCTTCCACGGTGATAGTAGAACCTTCATAAGTCTTACCAGTTACCACGTCGGTATAAGTACCAGCTGGGCAATCTGTGAAGGTAGCACCACCATTGAGGGCTACGAGCGCATAGCAATCCTTAGTAGCACGCTTGAAAGCGATACCATTCTTACCTGTTGCCTTACAACCATCTGTTGTCCACTGACCCTTACGGAGAGCAGGAACAGCCTGACGAATCTTGTTCAAACGGATGAGGTGCTGAGCTACATCGTGATTCAAAGTAGCAGCTACGTTACCTGTAGCCTTATACTCACCGAAGTCTGTTGCTGTTACATCACCTGTGATATAACCACCGAAGTAAGCACGACCAGTTTCAGAAAGAGGACCGTTAGGACCTGGGTCGATTCTTACACCGCGTCTGAAACCAACCTCTGAACCATAGTAGATACATGGAATACCACGGAAGGTAAACAAGAGAGAGAGGTTCTCAGCCCACTGAGCATCTGTACCACCGAAACGGTTGAGATCGTTTGGACCTGGACTGTAGTCATGGCTGTCAATATATACTACATTGTATGTAGCGTCATTATAGAGTTCGTCTTCCTTTGAAAGACGGAATGCATCACTTGCTGTATTGTAGCTATAGTGCATTGGGAAGTCGATGACATTGAAACCACTTGCCTCAGAATAGTCTGGCTCATGCCATGCACCATTAATCATCTTGGCATTTTCGCTCTTCTTGTCACCAAATGATTCCTTACCGCAGAGTGCCTGAGGACCGATAGGACCAGAACCCTCTGGCAATACCTGAGCGTCCCAGAAGCTTTGGCTTCCATCCCACTGATTCATCAAAGACTCATCAGACTTCCATGTATAGAAGTAGCAAGAAAGATTAGCCTGACCTCTGTAGGTTGCCTCGTGACCACGGGTACAAACCTCACCATACATAAAGAAAGGAGCCTTGTTCAATCGCTTATTCTCGTACTGCTTACCGAGGGCAGCAAACTGAGGAACGAACTGATGGTTGAAAGTGAGTCGTGAGATGTGACCAGATGTATCGATACGGAAACCATCCACACCCATCTTGATGAACTGACCATAGCAATCTACAAGATACTTAGCTACCTCGTCGTTCTCTGTATTGAGGTCAACACAGTCACCAGCAATCTGACCCCACCAACGGGATGGATCATCCCAACCGAACTGACCGTAATGGTGCCAGTAGTTGTGAATATCACGGTTCTGACCATCCATATTCTTCATCATGGTAAGACGACGGTGGTATTGATCTTTTGGAAGGATGGTCAGGTAGTCACTACCCAAAGTTTCTGTAGGGGTCATACAAGCATCGATGTAAGCTTGGTTGCGAAGTTGTGTGTTACGATCGAACAGCTTGCAGAGCTTCTCCTCACCGAAGTTACCGGTGTGGTTGAGCACGATGTCGAGGATAATCTTGATACCCTTGGCGTGCGCTTTGTCAATGAGTTCCTGGAACATCACATCACCACTCTTGCTGCCATCACCGCTCTGATAGCGGCAGTCAACATGCTGGAAATCCATGGCATGATAGCCGTGGTAGTCATAACCGGATGCGTTCTGTACGACAGGAGTAATCCAGATGGCTGTAAAACCAAGAGCCTTGATGTAGTCGAGCTTGTCGATGACACCCTGGAAGTCGCCTCGCCAGCAAGGGTCTTTTGTTTCAATCTGCGCTGCCTGGTTGTCCCAGCAGAGCACATTGTTTTTAGGATCACCATCGTAGAAACGAGTGGTAATCATGAAATAGATACTTTCGTCTCGGAAGTCAGTACGATCGTTGGTAAACGTTTCCGTCGCCATCGACTGCATTGAGACCAACATGAGCATAAGGACTGCCCATAGCCTTGATGTAAATCTCTTCATAAGATTGACTGGTTATTAATTTTTAGTTAGTGATGAAAATCTATGTTAGTTATTTGATTGTTAATTTCTTCGTTTATGGTAACCCTATTCCCTACACGCCCAGAAAGGGCAGATGCTCTTCGTTTATGGTATGCGGTAAGAGATAACCATATCCCCTACACGCCCTGAAAGGGCAGAAGCTCTTAGCCCAGGGCAACGCCCTGGGTTGTTTTGGGCGGTAACCTGTCGCCCTGTAAGGGCAAAAGCTTTAAAACTCCTGGCAATATTTAAAGCTGTTGCCCTTACAGGGCGCTTTGCTGATTGCCATTATACCCAGGGCGCTGCCCTGGGCTAAGAGCTTCTGCCCTTTC